CAACAATAGATGAACCAACTGAGAAACTTGAGACACTTCTTGAAATGCTTGCAGAGGACACACTTCCTCGTTTTACTTCATTGATTCTGGCAAGAGCAAGATCTCCATTATTATCAATATCACTCGTTCTCAATCTTCTTGATTTTACTGGAATTTCATCTTGTGAAATTTGTGAATTATAATTTGAGTCAACAGGTAAAGAGTAATAGTTAACACCTAGAATATATGGAAAAACAGGAGTATCAGATCCATCAACTGTGATAAAATATGCATATGTTCCTTGTGGGAATTCTGGAGTTACACAGAACCTTCCATTGTTTTGATCTAGAGTTCCAGATTCATCAACATAAGTGTAATCATCAATAAATGTTCCAATTGGATATGTTGCAGTTGTTGGACCAGAAGTACGACTAGTATTTCTGTAGTAACTGCTAGTCATTCTTACTACAGCACTCTGTGCATCTACAGCATCCGAAAAACCATAAGGACCATAAATGGGATTGCCATCATAAGCAAATCCAAGAATAGGAGAGTGAGTAGATCCATTGTCATTTGCTCTCAACGTAGACGGTGATGCGTAGTAAGCGTATCCATTACCACGAGATTCTACAAAGTTTTTAAAGAAGTATCCATTCTCAGAATCAAGACTTGATAGATTCTTATAGTAACGATCTTTACGCCATTCTCTAATTTTTGCTGTAGCTGTTGCTCCAGAACCTACTGCAATAATTTGAACAGAAACATTTTCTTGTGTATAAAGATTTCCACCATTAACTTTGACAAATCCTGTGATCTGTCCAGCAGAGTCAATAGTTGCAGTATAATCAGCAAATCTTCCTTTTCCTGCATTATCAGAAATTAATACTTCTGGTGGAGATGAATAATACTCTCCAGCATTATCAATTACAATACTAGTGATTTCTCCATTAGTAACAATAGCAGTTGCTTGTGCATATCTACCAGAAACAATTTCAACAGTTGGAGTTGCATTGTAATTTCCTGGAGTATCTACGACTACAGATTCAACAACCTGACCTGCTAGTTTTGTTCTTGCTAAATTTGCTACACCATTAACAAGAACAAATGGTTCTTTTTGATATCCTGTTCCTCTAGCAGATACAGAGATACTTTGTAGAGGTCCGTTAAGAACAACATCCTCATCTTTGTAACTTAGAAAAGGAATACCATTTGTAGCAACACCAATGTCCCTATATTTGGTCTCATATACCTCAGTAGTTGCAATCGGGTTCTTGCGGATAATTTTTAGTAACTTTTGATCTTGTAGATCTGTTGGGATAGTTACACCTGCTTTTGTAATATCATGAGAAGGGAATCCAGAGGAAGCAATGTAATATCCCTCGCCATCCTCAAAAATTGCAGATACGTTAGAATTTAAATGTGAGATCTGACTCGTTACAGATCCATTAACAGATGAACCAGGAGTAGAACTTGTAGTGATCCATCTTAAATTATTTTGGGCATCAAAGATTTTTACATCATCAGTAAGAAATCCAGATTCTGAAATTTCTACAAGATCACCAGAGGATGCATGTGGATACTCTGTACTATTGTTTACGTTATAGAGTATACCAAAGATTAATAGATCTACACCATTACCAGAAACATTTGCTCCATACGTTACAGCAGTTCCTACTGGGTAAGCACTAGTGCCAGGTCTATGCTTAATTACGAACTGATTGACATTCTTTTCTTCAAATGTAATAGTTTCACTATCAATCTTGAATTCACCAGTCTTTCCCCATCCAAGAGTTGAGAACACATCAACTCTATCACCATTAGATGTAGATGCTGTAACTTCTTTTGTTAACTTAGTTCTGGCAGCAATAGAAAAGTTGCCATTTACGCTTTGTTCTGATAGAATGACCTCATAAAGATCTTCACCGTCATATTTTCCAGAAAACCTTACATTATCTACAACTGCTGACGCATAACCTTCGTCAGTGTCTTGTGTGATAGTCTTACCAATAAGATCGGTTGGATTTCCTGCAACGATCTTTGCTTTTAGGGCATATACTTGAATCCAAGTAGACTCAGAACCTTTTAGTGTAGAATCTCTAGGGTATGTAATTTCTGGTTCTGGATCATCCTTAATCAAACATTTAAAAAGGAATTTAATAGACTTGTCAGTTCCTTTTGATTGATAGAACGATGCAATATTTTTAATTAGAGTTCTTTTATCAACTCCCTCTTTTAAATATGCTTCTGGAAAGTCTGCAAGGTATTGACTTTCAAAACTTTTTACTAGAGCATATAAAAATAGATTACTGATATTCTGTACAGTAGATCCATTTAGGTGAGTTGCTGCTTGTGTGGTAACAAAAGTGCTTTCTTTGTATAAATCTCCTAGAGTAGTGTTACCACTAACACCACGACTTACTTCTAGGAATTGAGTATCTGTTCTTTCTGCATAATAACAGATCTCATCATCAATTTTAATATATCCGCCATTCTTTGGAAATGATGTGGCATCGTCAACTGTAATCGTAGAATCTGACGCACCAAGACTACCTGTTAGTTTAGATGACTGCTTAAGAATATTTTTCTCATAAAAGTCAATATCACGATATGTCTCAATATTCGTGATGATGTCAAGTGGTTGACCTTGTAATTCTAATTGCTCATAATACTTTTTTACGAACTTTGAAAAAAGTTCGTACTCTTCATTGATGAAGTCTGGTAACTGAGACTCAACTAGATATGAGATTTTATTAGCAGTTTTCAACATCTACTACTACTCTTTGTATGCTACAAATGAACTCTTTGAGATATCTACGTCTAGGTATACCTCACGCTTAACCTCAATATCTTTATTAGCGGGTTTGACTCTCAGTTCAATACGATTGTCTGAGAAAGAACCTTTTAAGATAGTGAAATCATATAGTTTGATCTCGCCATTTACATAATCAATATCACCAACAGAATCGTTAAGGAGAATTTTTTCTCCAGTTAAAGAATCTAGTCTATATAGGACTATTTTGCCATTCCTATCCTCAAGATATGACGTGTAAGTTGGATACTCAAACACTGTCATACCAGTAGAAGAGACTACAGGATCATCGCAGTCTTTTAAGAATTCATTTTGATAACAGATCTCATAATATGAAGAGGAGTTAATCTGAGCGTAAAAATCTTTCCTTAGAGTTATATCAGTATCATTAGAGTTAATAGCGCGATTAGCAGTATCAATGACACCGATGAACTTACTGTATCTGAATTTCCCATTAAACTTCTCCGTCTGAGAGGTTTTTAGATATTCTTGAATTGAAGTTGACACCTCTGCAGCAACCTGTGCTGGCAACAGATTAGTCTTAGTACCATCAAAATAAATTTTGCTGGTCATCTCAATATAGAGAATAGATGGGTCAACAAATTCAGGTTTAATAGATGCAACTGTATACTTTTTAAGTTGCTCTGTTAGATCACTCTTGGTAAATGATGATAACGTATTTGCTTCAGTTGGTTTAATTGCAATAAAGACTTTTCCATATGCAGGAGGAACCTGATCTTCTCCACCAAAAACAATGATGTCACTAATTGATGGATAGATGTTTCTTACAATTGCCTTGAAATCGTTTGCAGTGACTGCTCTATTTTGAGATGCATAGAATTTAGGAGCATTGTACTTAATCTTATCAATGCTTTCAATATCAGCACCACCCGATGATTTTACAACAGATCCAATGGAAACTGTAAAAGGTACGGTAATTGGAACTAGATTTTCATCCTGGATTCTACCATTGAATGTAAAAGACTTTGCTCCATTAGAACTAGGACCACTAGTAACCACATAACTCATCTCAATGGTCTCACCATCAGCAAGTTTTTTACCTAGTACACCATCACCGAAGAAAATTTCATATTGTTCATCTTCAATTTCACTGATAAAGTAAACCTCATCGTCAGAACCAATATCTAAAATGCTGTCTGCTCTCTTATATTCTTGAAATGCTGACGATGTTGGTGATTGGTAGACCTTAATAACCAAAGTGCTTAAGTCTGCTGCTGGGTTCTGAATCTTGAAACGTTGACTCTTAAGAACACTGTTAACTTCAGTTCTAGTAGTAACTAAAGATCCTTCAAAAAATTCTTCAGAGAATGATGCAACTGCATTCGCTACTTCTACTTTTGCATCTTCTTTTAAGACATAACGATATAATGTATTGTCATAATTAGTAACAAATCCTGTTCCTGCCTTAAAAATTACCGATGCAGGAATTGATCCTCCAGTAAATGTAATATCAAAATCAAGTTTAGCAGTTGGTGAAGTAACTGACTTAGGAGAATAACCTAATTGCTTTGCCAGTGCCACCACATTGTCCCTCAGCGTTGCGGAATCAAGGAACAACTCGTTCACAACCATATTGGTATTGAACGCAGTATAATACGTGTTATATGCCAACACGTCAATAAGTTGACTTAATGCAGAACCCTCAAAATCATAGTCAGTAAAATCTGACTGTGCTCTCATGTAGTCTTTGAGAGCATTCTTGATATTATTAAAATCTAGGTTGTTTAACTGGGTATATGGCATTATCTCGTCCTTGAGAGGAAGAATTCTACGTTTACTGGGGGAACATCGGATCCTCTGATTTCATAAGTCATTTCAACGTCAATTCCATTCTCATCAAAGTTTGGTACACATGACAAACTAAGAACAGTGATTCTTGGTTCAAACCTAGTGATAGTTTGACCGATACTTTTTTTAATCAACGCAGCAGTACCATAATCCAACGGTTCAAACAAATATGATCTAATGTTTGAACCGTAACTAGGATTAAATAAACGCTCACCTTTATTGGTTAGCAGGAGATTGACAATCGCTTGCTTAATCGCAGCATTATCTTTGCTGACAACAATATCATCAGTTACTGGATGTTTCTTAAAGGTGATATTAATATCTCTAAATGAGAGATTGGACGTTGCCATCTAGAGTATACGAAGACACTAGTTATTTAGTCAGTCTGTCCAACGTTCAATAAAATCATCCATGTGCTGCTTGCGACGTTTGATCTCTGCCGCCTTCTTAAGATGACGTTCACTATCAACTTCGGTAATCAACGTCATCCCACTCTCAATAAACATATCACCTTTATCTACAGATCCATCAAGGTGCTTAGGATGTGTCATCTTACTCTCCTTCATTACTTATTATCTAGGTCTTTAATCTCATACATGTAATGATCAGACGTTTCTAGTTTACGTTTGTTTTCAACGCTATACACTGTCAGATCAATCTCATAACCAGGGTTCTTCTCAATCCTATCAAACACCCAGGCATTATCGTACCAAATGATACGATTGTTAGGATATGCGTAATAATTACCAGTCTCTACCTTAAACAGGTGAGCACACTTATGCTCAGGTGTCTCAGAAAAGTTTAAGTCTGGGACACCCTTGTTCTCCCATGACCAGTCCAACGTGAACATATACTCACCCAGCACTTTTTTGTTATCTGGTCGGATTAGTTCTGCTTGTAGTCCTGCAAGACGATGACGCCTCTGTACGTCCACATACGGGGAAAAACAGTCCCAATACATAATGTCCTCTAGAGGTTCTATCTTGGCATCAGGACGCCAGCAGAAGGCATGTAGAGGTCTCCTGGTCCAGTTAACACCATTCTCTAGGAATGCCTCAAACAAAGGCACTCGCTTCTCAATACTCGCAACACTATGAACGTCGCACTTCGTTACTTCCCCATGTCCTTTCTTGTGGTTAAACAAGAACTCATTACGCATGTAACAAGACCAGTCAGGAAGACTATGATTTAAATACGCCAATCTCTTTCTCCTGGGAAATAGTAATCAGTTAGTTCTACGTCTTTTGGAATGTCCTTAATAGCGTAGAGTTTACCCGTGTCCTTATTATAGGCGACATTCGGGTCATGTGAGTGGTTTATATAATATTGCGGACCTAATTTGTCCAAATCATTATCAATCCAGAAACCGTCCGCATCGCAATACGTTAGCATTTCAATTCTTCCGCGTATGCGCTCATCAACATCCGTCCATAACACATACTGTGTCTTAGAAGGAGTAAAGATGCACGTATCCTTAGGAATATCTATTAAAGAGAAAACACCTACCCCCTCACAGACTTTACTGG